GTTTTGACATAATATTAGTTAAATTAGCAATAGCTGCTATTACTCCATCATTTGATGAACCTCCACCACCTTTTCCTCCTAAATTAGTACCAGCTACTATAGTATCGTTATCATTAAGAGCAACAGTACCTTCAGGAGATAATATCATTCGTTTACCATAGCCTGGGGAGATAAAATCATCTGCTTTTGAAAGAAGGGCAGTAAATCCTACAAAGGCAGCTGCTGCTAGTGCTGCTGCTGCTAATCCCATCCCAGGTATTTTAGCGGTTGATTTGGCTATTTCTAAAGAAGCATCTACTGCATTCATCTTTGCTGCTCTTTTCTTTGCCTGGTAGTCAAGAATACTTAATCCTAAAGAAAATACTTGTCTTCCTATATAAACAGCCATAATAGCGGCTAAACCAGCAGTACTATCTAATATTTTACCCATCAGTTCAGCTAATTGTCCAAAAGGACCTGAAACTAATTCTCCAACAATGCCTTGTATTTTTTCCATAGCATCATTGAACTTTTCTTGAGCTGATCTTTGGTTATCTATTTTTTCTACCATTTGAGCTGCTGTTAGATTATTTTTCTGCATATAATCTAACTGCTCTTGGTTTAATTTAGCTGCTTCATCTCCGTATTTAGCAATAGCCTCTTGCTTCATTAGCATTTCAGCCATTTCACTAGCACTCATTCCAAATGCTTGAGCTAATGATTGCTGAGCAATTACATTCATGTCTTGGAACTCAGCAAGTGAACCTGCTTGAGCAGCCATTTCTTCCATTAATGTAACTTGATCACCTGTTAATGCAGCTGCTCTTGCTCTTTCAAAGTTAAGTTGTCTTCCTGTTATTAATTCAGCTTCAAGTTCAGCTCCAATTGAAGATTCAAAATTTAAAAGTGATTCTGCTGTTTTATCTACTTGCTCTAAAGAAGTACCTAATGCTTTTGCTTGTACTACTGCTTGAGCTATTGCTTTAGGATTACCTTGGAATTTAACAAGTATACCTGCACTTAATTTAGATATATCTTGTAATATTTGTTTGGAGGTAAAGTGAGTTTTTGTACTTAGTTGAGCTGCAAATGCACCTTCACGAATGTTATTAACATAACTTTCAATAGATACTCCTGATGCTGCTGAAAACTGAGCTAGTTTTCCTGCTTCATCACTCGTTAACCCCATTATTGTTGTTAAACGAGCAAATGTTTCTAATTCTTCTGCACTATACCTAACAGCAATTCCTAATTGTGCATTAAGCTCTGTTTGTGCTTTAGCTAACTTTTGTAAACTAACGAAACTATCTCCAACACTTTTTGCATACTTGTCAAATTGATCTACAAGATCTTTTGCTGCTTCTTTTGTAATTCCTGTTGACTTAGCTACATCAGTTGTTGCTTGATCAACTACTTTAAAAGCAGTTAATAAGTATGTAAATATACCTGTTAAACTTGTTTTTAAAAATTCATATCTTTTTTTAGCTTGGAGATATATACTTTTTTCAAGAATTGCTTCTTCTTCTAATTTTTTCTTTCTGTTATCTTCCTCATCTACTATTTGTTTTAACTTAATGAGGAGAGATTGATTTAATTCAAGTTGCTGAGTAGCGTATTTATTTTCTACAAGCTTCTTTTCGATAGACTTTTGTTGTTTAAAGTTTCTATCTCTAATTGCTTGATTTAATTTTGATTCTAAATCAGTTCTATCTATAGAAAGTCTATTAGCTTGTTTTTGTATACTAATCAACTTTGAACCTAATGATGCTGTAACTTTCTGACCACTTTCAAATTTATTTATAAATTCACCAGCATCTACAGAAAGATCACTTAGAGCTTTTTTTAGATCTTTACCTAACTTATTAGATATATTATTAAAATTGTCATTTAATATATCTAACTGATCATTAAGTGCTTGTACCTGTTGTTGTAATTGTTGTGGATCAGCCATGCTATAGTATTACATCGTATAAATATTGAAGGTGCCTATTTTTTTGGCACCTTCGCAGTATATGTTGGAGCTATGTTTGGTCGTGCTATATCTTTACTACCTGTTTTATTTTTTAAGATATTACTTTGTTTTTCAGCCTCTTCATTTTGTTTATCGTAATGCTCTTTAATTAAATTAAACGTAGTTTTACGCAGCCATAGAGGCATATTATAGACTGTATCCCAATCATACCCACCTTGTCCATGAAATACTATTTCATGAATTTGTTTAAATAGTATAGGTCTATACTCAGGCGTCAGGCCAAAAAAAGCTAAGAGAAATTGGAATAGCTATGCCCTCCCCAACATAGTTTTCATCAGGGATAAATTTCAACTCAATATCAGGTTGTACTTTAGAATAATATTCACGTAATGCTCTAGCATCAGGGGCAAGTAAATAATTATCTACGAAGTCACGAATTGTTTTTTGGTCACGTTCTCCATTTACTGAAGTGATAGTGTGTTTTAAACGTGTTGTAACGTCATATGAACCATTTGGATTTACTTTTTGTAAACCTTTAATTTCGGCTTCAATTTTCTTTTCATCACCGTGTGTTAATAATTTAAAGGTTAATAAAGCCCCAGTTTTAGGCGTATTAAACGCAAATTCGTTTACACCCGCTGTAAATAATGATTCGTCTATTAGTTTTTCATCTAGCGCAGATAAATCAACAGTTGCTTCTTTTTCATTTCCACGATCATCAGTGTACTTAAATGAATAATCTTTGCCATATCCTAATATACGAGCAGCTACTAACACTGCATTTTTGTCACCAATTAATAATTCATCATAATTAATTGGGGTAACGATCAATGCTTGTAATAATTTATCAATAACTGTTCCGTTTTTGATAAAGTTAACGTTAGTAAGAATATCTTCATGCTTTGCAGTCATGTAGAACATTTCAATTTCACCTTTAGCAAGTGGTGATTCTTTAGGATACAATAAACCTTTGGAAGGTAATTTTACTACCTCAGTTGGTAACTTTAATTCAGCCATAAACTAATTTTATTTGTGTATATAAATATATGCAAAAGGAAAGCGTCTGCCAAAGCAGACGCTTAAAGAAAAGAAATATGAAGAGTGATTAGAAGTTAAGAACGCAATAGTCCATAGCGATTGTTACGGACAAGTTGATTGCTGCATCGTTAGCCCAATCATACTCACCGAAAGTTGCTGTTTTTACATAAGCACCTTTAACAATCCACTCACCTACGATATCACCTACTGGACCTAAGATATCTAATGTTAAATCTTTTTTGTAGAAATCGGAGTAACCATCACGACCAGTTACTGATTCGTGTGCCAAACGAGCCCATTCCATTACTGCTTGAGCACCACTTGGGGTTACAGGATCGTATAAACTTAAAGTCATATCATTCCAACGAACTTTACCTTTAACTTTACGATAAACGTTGATATGATCTAAGATAATTTCTCCAGCTTCGAATCCAGGAGCGCTAGCTGCTTTGATCAAATATGTTGGGATTCCATCGATATACATGATAAAGCGATTCTGAACTTTAGGTTCAAACGCTGTAAACATGATTTCGTTCGGATTTAATACTGCCATTTTATTTTAATGTTTAATTGCTGTTAATAAATATTAACTGGCTGAGTCCCTTAGGCAGGGAACTCAGCACCAGTTGGAGTTAAGTTAAAGTTCAAGATGATGTATTCAGCAGTCTTAGTTGGTTGGATATAGATCTGACCTACTAATTGGTTACGGTCGATTACATCAGGTGTATTATTAGAATCATCCATAATCACCTTGTAAGCATATAAACCTTGACGTTGAACTACAGACTCAAGATATGGGTTAACTTGGCTTAAGAAGCGGTTACGAGTAACTGCTGTGTTTTGTTCGAATACCAAGTTGCGAGCAACACCACCAATGAAGTCTTTCAATGCAATCAACAAGCGACGAACGTTTACACGATCAAGAGCTGTTGGTTTGCGTTGTAATGTTTTCTGACCCCAAACACATACTCCAGTTCCTGGGAATGTAGCTAATGGGTTAACATTACCTGTATATAATGTATCACGATCTGATTGAGATAAGCGACGTTCTGCACGTACTACTGATGGGATACCACCACGATTTAAACCTGCTGGGGCGAACCATTCAGCACCTACTTGGTCGTTGAATGCTAATACACCACCGATTACTGTTGATGGAGGACACCATACAGTCTTACCTAAGTTAGAGCTGTATAATTGAACCCAAGGATAATAAGTAGCACCGTAGTTGCTAGAGGCACCAGCGGCATTTGTAGTAGCACCATTAATTGTAGTTCCATAAACACCATTATCTACAATTGCAATTGCATCACCACGACCTTCAACACATGCAATC